CATCAAACCAATCAGAGGTAATGAAAGATTGACCGTTCTAGCATCTAACTGTTCCTGCTGTGTCGCGCCGCCCAACTCTTCATAAAGTAGCTGCGTCGCTAATCGGGCAACTTGCGATTTGGAAAACAGTCCGATTGCATTCTGCTGCGTCTGACGTACCAGCGGTTTAGTCGGACCACCCGCAGTATCGTTAAAGTGGCTGCCCTCTCGCAACTGCGCTAATTCATCATAGACTGTCACGGAATTCTCTTGAAAGTCTAGCGCAATATCAGAGAACAGTATTTTGAGTTCATTGAATCGTACTTCCTTTCGCGACACTACTACGGAACCTTGAATGATGTTTTCCAAATGCTCAAATGCTAGCTGCGTGGCAGGGGGTATCGTAATATCGTCTTTGCGAACTTTGAAAGCCAGCTTTCCAAACGTGTAAACAATATCAATCGGAGTCCCCGCTAGAATATCGCGCAAGTGGTCAATCGCGGGCTTCAAACCATCTACCGTACCCCGAAACTCAAAACGATGCTCATTACCTCCACCCACCAAACTTGGAACGACAGCGTCGCAAAAAAGCACCGCTTCTCGAAAACGATCCAATTCGATAATGCGATCTTTAAGATAATTGGCGTCCGTGCCGCCTCTGTGAATGCCTAGAGCTCTCAGGACAAAATTCATCGCAATATGGCACGGATTCGACGTTACCACATCACTCATAAGCGCGAAAGGTCCCGTCCACCACCAGACATCTGTACCGGGAACCCCCTTCAGTACCTCCACTTCCAATTTGTGGTTATCCATCGGCTGCAAACCGACTTCATCTACCCTTCGCACACTGACAAACGCTGTTGATGAACTACGGAAAGCCGGATCTATGTGCGTGCCAATATTCTGGCCCCTATTTCCCAAAGCCACAATCGGCGAATAGCCCGGATGCTGCGTTTGTCCATCCAGCAAAACCTGTCCAACTTGGCCTATAGGCCCTTCACTAAAGAATCCAGCACCCACAAAGAACTCGGACTCGTCACGAGTTTCAAAAATCTTAGCTGCTACAATCTGGCGACCGTCTCCATAAGTAATTGGAATAACTTCGCCTTGAATGCTTTTGTTCGGCGTTGACGTAGAGCTATAGCTCTTCTGCAACAGCCCCCAGAATCCAGTGTTAGTCAAATGCCCTGTCGCGATTTGTGGTTTTGGATTCACACCTCCAAAATAGTTAGTCATTCCATGCGCGGCGCATCCATTGGGTGTATCTAAACCCTTGTCACAAGTATCAGGATCTCCACCCGATCCTTGTGCGGTATACGGGCATTCTTGACCATCGTTAAACTGCCACGGACACACTGTCGCTCCGGTACGTCTGGGCATTGAGCGTTGAAGTCCGTGCAGAGCGCCTTCGCACTCAATAGTGAAAACTCCTGTATTCCTTTCATTACTCCAGCTAGTAATCGTTCCGGCCCATACTTCATGAGCTCCTTGTCCGCCAGTAGGAGTATCTTTGTAAACTAGAAATCGTATCGCAGCTCGTTCCAATGAAAGTTGTTTGATGTAGTCCGTCCAAACATCATCAGCGTTATCCATCAAAAATCTGGCGGAGTCTCCTGTTCCAGACTCTTGAACTATTTCCCAATCCAAAAGTCGGGGCAAATAGTCATTCGTCAATTCAGTATAGCCGCCGCCGAACTGCTGATTAACGTGAGCCAGCCGGTCACTAATCGTGATAATGTGCGTGTCTACTGTTGTCTCAATGGGACGTATCCAGACTAGCGGAACGATATCTTTAATTCCGATCAGCTCTGATCGGCTGTAGAAAGCCAAGTTACTCGCACCACCATCAGTACCTAACGGGTACCTCTGCGTTTGGTACGTCCATCCTATTCCTATATCAATAGGATCTAATGACTCATTCACTTCTATTAGTTCTACCACGCCTCTAAACAGATGATCTCTGAAAGCCTCATGCGTCAGTGTGGTATCTGCAAAACGGCAAACGTACCGGCCTATTGCAGACGCACCACTAAGATCTACGAAACCAAACAAATACTGGGTCTCATGCGGATCATAGAAGTAGAACAACAATGACGGGTTTTTGTGCGTGGAGTAAAAATCAACGAGGGCTTGAACTTCATTCTTATCAGAAAATTGATGCTCAATCGTCCAACCACTGTGTCCAAACGTCTTTCGGATTCTCTGCTCTTTCTTCAAACTGATTTTATTGATAACGTAGTCATTCCCTAATTTGCGGGTGACGTTGAAAGTCGGCAGCAACGGGTAGACACCGGAAACGACCGGATCGGCTATGTCTATTAAACCTCCCAAACTAAAAGTTGGCACGTCACGCAACCTCGATTAAGGTGTACTCAATGATGAATCGTTCTCCCTGCTCGTACACTTGCGGGATAACATTGTTATCAAATCTTACTAAGTACCTTCCCGTTATGAACACCCCTGTCGGATCCCACACAAAACCGTTGTTCAACAGATCATAGAAATAGAACGCTTTACCCGCACCGAATCTGGCTTTGATGAAACTCCAATGCGTCGCCAAAGATGACTTCTGGATATTGATAGATAGATCCCATGCGTACCGAATGTCATCTTCGTCTATGCCGCCCGTTTCATGCGCGTCCGCAACTCTATTGCCTCTCGCTTCTTTGATCTCTCGTCGAATCCACTTAGGATAGATTCCCGTCCCTGAACCGTGTTGTGGTAACACGCCATTCGGTGTTGACGGTGAAATTGGATTGTCAGTAACAATGTTTGGAGTAATAATCTCTTGGCCGCTAAACTCAGCGGCCCAATTGAAATTAACCTGTTCTGTGACTCGAATTCTAAGTTGAGGTTTTAACTCAAGACCCAGATTAAATTGAACTACCGGATCGTGACCATACTTTTTATTGACTTCCGTTAAAACCCCCCAAGTAAATAGCAACGTCTCTTTTGGGTAACCAGACGAGAACGGGCCTCCTGACATGGCCCAATCAAAAGAGACGCGCTCATGAATGCCCGTCTCTTCAACTGTCTGGTCAATCGCCCAAGCAAAATTTACAGTAGCGTGACCCACTCGCCCTGTAGCTATCTGTGTTTTGTCCGGCATTCTCTACTCCGCTATGCCGTAGCCTTCCACGCGACAACGCCGTCATAGCCTTGAGTTTGTCCGTTGCCTAAAGTGATCGCTACGATATCGCGCACGTCAATCAATTTGCCCCCCACCCCGGATGGCACGTTAGTAAGGAACAAACTTTTCTGTTCAGTCCAATTAGCTGCGGTCGCTGTAAAATTAGCGATTGCAGAAGTGACCTGCCAGTATCCGCCGGTTAGCAGCGCAACCCATTCCGCAGTGTTCGTTTTGATAGCTATGCGCGCGTATCCTGTTCCTGTAACTTCATTGATGGTTGCCAAGGTTACTGTTTCTGTCAGAGTAGCGCGATTACTTTGACTCAAACCAAGATAGTAGTATTGCGGGATTGTTCCAACTCCAACTGCTGAAGACGTAATTGAAACAGATGGTGCAGTACCACCCGTCAATGAATTATTGCTCAACGTCATCAAGTTAATTGGCGTTGCGGCCAATGCCAAGATAAACGTAGCTGTCCAAGGTCCGCCCGCTGAACCCGCGACAGAAACATTTCCCGCTCCAATAGGTGACAGAGCTTCGAGCGCCGCTTGAACTGTTCCCGCCGAAGCATTGTACGCAATAGCGGAAGTCTCATAAGTCCCAACAGGATCAGCAGACTTGAGTTTGAAAGTTCCACCAGTCGGAGTACCTGTAACTGTAAACAGTTGCGCACAATTGACCAGAGCTGCGGTCTTGTGGAAAAAAAGTTTCATGATCGTTTCTTGTCCTTCTTGAACTGGAGAAAACCCCATAATGCCTCCTCAGTTTTTAAGTCCCAAAAATTGACTGTCGAAATCTTGTTCTTCCTTGATCTTTGTTCAGAGCTTTGGTAAGTCCTCTAACCAGTTCTCTACCGCTCTTCTCAACTGCTTTAGTAACGGCTTCTCCTGCAAGTATTGCTAACTCTTGTGGCGATCCGGAACTTGGAGCCACGTTTACATTTACCACAGGGGATACCGTCAATTGGAGTCCGCTGACAGTAGAACGGAAGTCCGCATTTCCAGTTGATCCACCTTTGACAAGACCCCCTGAAGCATATCGCATCACGGGTTGAGTGGAACCGGAATTCAAACGATGAAGTCTATCAACCCCGATGGCCCGAACTACTTCAGTGCGCAGAACAAACTCGCCGGGTCTTAACATTCCTAATACTTCGTCTCTTCCTCTATCAACGCCCGGAATCATTCCACCTGTAGTCACGTCTGCTGGTTTACCAAATCCGGATTTCCACTGGGAAACTTCTGGTGCAGATGTAGTTCGTCCAGTAGCTACGACGTTCCACCACGAACCGGGATCGCTTTTGGTAGTTCCGCCCATCTCCTTATACTTGGTTCCGGCGTATTTAGCTTTGACGAGTCCGCCGATATCATGAGCGGCAATCATTCCAATACTTTGAGGAACAACCATTCCTCCATTCGCGTACTTAGAAATGTTGATTCTCTGGTTATCAGGAATTCCGCCTTCGCCG